GCCATGTACCGATCTTTTCAGCAGCGCTCTGGACCTTCCCCGCAAAGGCGGTTATGCGTTCAATCGCCTCGTTCTTAAGCCCGTCCGCCCCTTGGGCGGTGTCACTCCCGATCTTGGCTAGCTGCTCGTTGACACCATCAGCAGTCTCTTTAGCCTTTGGTATAAGCTCATTCTTGAGCTCTACGAACTTATTCGCCGTATCCGCAAAGAATGCCCCCATCGCTTCAGCCAGCGGTGTTAGCTTTTCGATAGCCGCCACCCCGAAATCAATAATAGCCTGTCTGGCATTGCGGATAGCATTCATGAAGACATCGCCTTCGCGAATGCTCGCCCTGAGACCCGTTACCCAATCCGCCAGACCCGCAATCCATTCAAGAATGCTACCATGGCCCTTGGGGAGGAGGTCCAACATCTCCCCAATAAACGTGCCGAATGCCAGCCCAACAGTCCCGACAAGATCACTGATGATTCCGAGAATCGAGAATAGTCCTGTAAATATACGCTGGAGTTTAGCCGCCGTCTCGCCAGTCGGCTTCAACTTCGAAGTGAGATACTCCAGCGCCTTGGATATACCGGCCAGGGCTTCGCCTGCTTTGGCTGGCGGAAATACCGTCTGCCAAGCATTCTGAATCGGGCCAAGAATGTTCCCGATGCCTTCCAGAATGTTCTTCAGGGTCTGGACCATAGCAGTCCGTCCCCCGGCGTCCTTCCATGTCTGGAGCATCAGGTTTCTGGCGTTACTCATCCCGTCGATGACGGGGGAGAAGTAATTGTTGAGCCAGGTAAAGAGTTCTTTGGCTTCCTCGAAGTCGCCGAGTATAATGCGGAAGGACTGCGCCCAACCAGATCCAACCGCCTCTTTCAGGGTGTCGAAGAGCTGTGTAGCAGTCTTGACCTCTGTCGCCGCCTTGAATGCGGTCTGACCGAGCTTCTCATAGTATTCAGCCTGGGACTCCGTAAAGCCCTTGGCCATGAGATCGGCTTTGGTCATAGAGCCAGTCATGACATCCAGAGCCTGAGTCAGAACGTCTGACGAAAGCCAACCACTCTTCAGGGAGTCTCGGAACGAGCCATTCTTGAACATCGCCTTGGACTTTTTATCCAGCTTGTCGATGGCTCCAGTTGCGAGCGCAGTGTCCTTGAGCAGCTGCTGGAACTGCTCACCGCCCATACCAGCATTGACGACCGAGTTCCAGTCCTGAAGACCGACGCGACCAGCCGCCAAAGCCTGGGAAAGCTGGTACATCGCCGTTGAAGCCTGCTGGCTATTCGACCCTGAAAGGGCCGCCAGGTTGGCAATACCCTTGATGGCCTTTGTCGCCGGCTCCAGCTTAACACCGGCCGCTGTAAACGTACCGATGTTCTTGGTCATCTCGGTGAAGTTATAAATAGTCTTGTCGGCGTACGTGTTCAGGTCATCAAGATACTTGTTGACCGTCTGGACATTCGTACCTTCCTTCAGGGTGTTCGCCAGAATAGTCTGGACTGCCCCCATCTGAGTCTCGTATTCCCGGAACCCATCCATGATCGGGTCAAGGGTTAGAGCCTTGAGGATTCGACCGCCGGCGTCGATCGCCTTGTTAGTCACATTCGTGAGTGCAGTAATCGCCACAACATCAAGGGCGCTAAACTTTTCCTTGATGCTTTCCAGTGCCCCACGAATGCCTTCCATTTTGACATTACCGAGTTTGTCTGCGGATGCTGCGGCCTTGTCAAAGTTCAGAGACTGATTAAACTTGGCCAAAGACGCACTGGTCTGTGCGATACCTTGTTCGAACTGTTTGTTGTCGAACTTCATCGCAACTACGCGGTCTTCAATCTTACTCAACTGACGACACCACCTTCCAGACGTCTTCCGCTATGCGATTCATGATCGGCTGAATTGCCGGGTTAATATAATCAAACCCTTTCACATACCCGCCAGTCCCCGTGCCGTGGCCATACTGGAGAATAACTGCGATAGGCACTCCTTGGACCACATTGGTGTTGATCCACACGATTGAGTAAGTCTTCCCTGACTGCTTGACCTCATACCCCCAAGACCCAGCCGTCTTTCCTGAGTCTTTCGGTGTCGCAGCTGACAGGGCGTCCACACCCATTGACCCATAGGCTTTGAGCCGTTCAATTATGTTTGGGCGTGCGAGCTTCGCCAAGAACTTCTGGGTTTTACTGAAATCTCCCTGGGAGGTTACGTAGAGCATTTACTAGAACCCCCTTTTAGCCGCCTCCGCTCGTCGCTTGGCATTGATCTCCCGATACTGCCTAGCGGTCTCGTCTTTGGAAAGCTTCTTCTTGTTTGGGTTGTTGTTGATGGAGCAAACCCGAATCAGCGTTATCAGCCGATTAAGATTCCATCGCTCGCACTCGAACGGTATCTGAAGAGCGACCATCCAGGAGTATATAAGTTCCGACGTGATAATCTGCGAACTCGCACCGTGGCCTCTCGAGTTGATTGTGGTGGCGGTGTGCGGGTTCTCGAGATACGCCTGTAGCTTCTCCAGGTGCTCATCCCGAAGCCCGGCTAGATCTAGCCGGGTGATTGGAGTCTCTGACATGCATGTGATATAATCCATCAGCTCGTCATTCGTCAAGTCCTTGGCGTTAACGAATGGCTTACAGTGGACGGACTCCCATTTTGAAAGAGAGAGCAGCGAATGCTCCAGCTGGAGAGTCACTGCTGGGGTAATTATGAACCGGCTTGTCGCTTCATCAAATAGTCTACCCCCGGAAATCTCTAACTGGAGCAACGCTGCCACCTCCTTTCAGTTACTGGAGAAGAGTCTTGATCTCATCCGGCAGGGGGAGCTTCGGCTCAGTGCCGGTACCAGTGTCACCCTTACCGTACAGCGCCTCCTCCAGCTTGGTCCACTTCTCCTTCTCGATCTCGGTCGAGCGAATGACGATGTGGGCGGTCGGCTTCATACCAGTCACATTGACAGGCTCTGTATCGAAGCTCCAAGACAGCGCAGCCGGTTCGGGCGATTCATTGATCGTCTCGCGATCCTTGGACGACGGGGACGCAGTCGCACCGTATACGAGATGAATCTCGATACCGTGTTCGGTGCTATCGGTGTCGTTTCCGATCAGAGTACGGTAGCAGAGACCAAACTTCTTTCGAGTCTGCTGCGTAGCCATAACGCCCTTGGTGATTTCGGCCATACCATCACACTGGTCGAATTCCTTCGGCGAGTAAAACGCCTCGATCGTACCCTTGAAGGTCTCGGTCGAGATGATGTTGGCATACACCCGGTTATCGGCGTACTTCTTGTTGGACTCGGCGCCCTCCGGGCTCTCCGAAACCTTGGTCAAACCAGACCAGGCAACCCCATCCTGATATTTGCCGCCTTCGCCCATGACATAAAGTACGCCACGGTCTACACCAACACTATAGAGTCGCTTGGTATTCTCGTCCCACTGCAATGCACCCTTGGCCATCAGGCCTCCTTCCTATCGGTGCAAATATACAACATCATGGTAGATGTTGTTGCTGACATAATGCCTGGCGAAGTCTGCACCAGGCAAACATGCTATTTTCTCCGACAGGTCGCTGTCGGGGTCTTGGTACATGACAATGACTTGATACCTAGTGCGGACCAGGTATGCTATATTGTCGGCCCGTACCGGGCGGATGTCCTGCTTGTAATACACGATACATGGATAGGACATCTTAACATTGGGCGGGGGTTGGAAGTATACCTTATCAGATCCGAGTATACCTTTCAACTCACGATGAAGATCAAGCCGGCGGCTCATTGTACACCTTCCCAATCGTCAACTCAAGCCTTGGGTATACGAGCTCCGCGTAGGATACTTTCCATTTCGCCCCCGCCCATGTTACATACCTGATGGCGGCAAAGTCATCTTTCAGAATTCTCGGGAGCATGACCGAGATGGTATTGGACAATACGAGATCATCATTGAGCGTTTCGTTACCGTCAAACCGACGGGCGCACCGCTTGATGTCACCTCGCGCATATACCTCCTCCACCTTCTCGACCCATACGCCGGGGGCTTTCTCAGTCGTAGTGACATAGCCTATCTTTCCGCTAAACTTTGCCATTTTGACCTTTCTTAGGCCTGTGCCATCTCCAGGACCATAGCCGAACCCGGACGAACCAGCGCGCCGGACATGCGAGTCTCCAGCAGGTACTTCTCCTGGTTGAAGTCCAGATCGAAGTCGTCAAAGAAGGAGATCTGGCCGCCCTTGTTGGTGCCTGTGGTGTAGTCCTGCAGGTTGACTACAATCGCCTTAAGGTCGTACTTCTTGGTATTAACCTCACGTGCCAACTTCTCCATGACAGGAACACGAACGATCTTGGCTACCCCGATAGCCGAGGCCAGTGCGGCTTCGGTATCGTACAGACGTCGACCGATCTGATCCTTCTGAAGCAGCAGGTCCGTCACGAACTTGCTGGGAGCGTACAGGGTCGGGGTACCCGAACCACGATAGTCGTCCAGGCCACGAATCAATGCCTCAACGCACGCATCGGGTTTGGTGTCCTTGGTCACCTGGACCTTGTACGAGTAAAGCTCGTCATCTTTCCAGATCGGACGAATGTTGTCCTCACTGATCTTGTCATCATCAGTAACTTCACGGCCGTCGCCAACCAGAATAGCCCGGGCGATTTCCTCATCCAACATCAGGCGCATTTCGCCCTTGATCCAGGCGATCACATCGAAGTCGGTGATGTCCAGGATGTCGTCCCGGTCCAACCGCTGCTTCTTGTAAATGGTCTTGGGGTGGGTGACACGATGCAGAAGGGTGAAGACCTCATCCTTCTTCTTGGTTCCAGTCTTGTAGCCCTTAGCCCTTGCATTGTCCGCGGTGATGTCCGCCAGAATGGTCTTGATCTTTGTGAAGGGGGCATGCCGAGTACCATTCAGAACGCCGGCCACCCACTCCATCCTCCGAGAAATGAACTCGGGGGTGTTCCACAGAGTCTTGGCATCCGGGAACAACGTATTGATGTCATTGATACCGTAGTCATTGGCATGCGCCAGGAAAGACTCGGACAGCTTGATGTGCCGATCCTGCGCAGACTTGAGGACAGTCATGAACTGGTCATGGGTCAGCGTCTGCGACGGAGCCTGAGTCGCTGATCCCTGGAAGATGTTGTGGGTCAAAGTAGATCCTTCCTGTGGTTTGTCAGCGGAGTGCTCCGCTTTGTCAGAAGACTCTTCGGACTTCTTTTCGTCCGAACTAGAGTCCGCCAAGGCCTGAGTGATGAGATAGGCGACAGCGTTCTGCTGCTTCTCGGACATGCTGTCAATAACGTCCTGGATGGTTTCGTCATCGTCCTCCGAGTCGGACGAGTCCTTGTCTTCTCCGTGAACCAACAGCTCGCCGAACTGGATGATGGCGGCGTCTTCTACCTCGTCGGAGAACCCATCCCCGTGAGTGATATACACCGCATCGATCTTCGCCTCACGATTGGCTCCGGCAAGCACCAAACTTACTTCTCGGATGTTTCCGAAAGTAACCGTTGTGCCATCATGCCGCAAGTCATTAGCAAAGATAGAGAGAGAGTTCAGATCCCCATGCTTCACCTGCTTGCCCAAGTTCTGGGCGGCAGTGGTATCATTGAGTGAGCACTCTGCATACATTCCATCATTGCGACTATGAAGAAGTGCGTGCCCAACGATGTTCGTTGGGTCCTTGTGGTCATGCCCATACAGAAGCGGGACCTTATGGTTGTCCTGATGGGCGAATGCTCCCTGGCCGATGATCCGACCGTCCGAGCACAGAACACCACTCTTGGTGGCGTATCCTGAAAAGTCAACTTTCGTTTTGAAGGTCGACTCCTTC